GAATCTCTTTCTAAAGATTTAACTGAAATTGACAGAGAACGTCTAAGATTAATATCTGAAGATATATCTTTCGATAATAAAGAAGAATACACAGAAAAATTGAAGACTTTGAAAGAATCATTTCTAAATCGTGGTATTACTACTCTAAACGAAGATACTGAAATTACAAATAAAAAATATACATTATCAGACAATATGTCTAAATATGTACAAGCCATAAATAAATTTAAAATTAATAACTAATAAAACAATCAACGGAGCAATAAATGCAGCTTGATAAACATCTACAAGAAAAATGGGCACCTGTCTTAGACGCTGATGGCGTGAACCCTATTAAAGATCAATATAAAAGAGCAGTTACTGCCGTTCTTTTAGAAAATCAGGAAAGAGCTTTCCAAGAGCAAGCTTCTTTGCTTAATGAAACTACTAACATTTCTGGCAATCTTGGCGGCCCTAATGCTTCCTCTGGTAATGTCCAGGGATACGATCCTATTCTAATTAACTTAGTAAGAAGAAGTTTACCTAATTTGATGGCTTATGATATTGCTGGCGTTCAACCAATGAGTGGTCCTACTGGATTAATCTTTGCGATGAAGTCACAATATGCTAATAGTACTGATGCTAGTGTTGCTGAAACTTTCTTCGATGAAGTTAATTCAGCATTCTCTGGAACTGGTAGCCAAATCAATCCTATTGATTTTGCTAACACTGCTACAATGACTTCTGGTACTGGTATTGCTACCGAAACCGCTGAAGCATCTTCTGCGTTTCCTGAAATGGGTTTCACAATCGAGAAAGTTGCGGTTGAAGCAAAAACACGTCAGTTGAAAGCGGAATACACAATTGAACTTGCGCAAGATCTTAAAGCCGTTCACGGTCTAGATGCTGAACAAGAATTATCAAGTATCTTAGCTAATGAGATTCTTGCTGAAATTAATCGTGAAACTTTACGTACAGTATATAGAGTTGCCGAATTTGGTGCTCAAGGAACAACTGCTGATGGTACGTTTGACCTTACTGCTGATGCTGATGGCCGTTGGGCTGCAGAACGTTTCAAAGGATTACATTTCCAAATCGAGAAAGATGCTAATGCAATTTCGAAGCGTACTCGTAGAGGGAAAGGTAATATTCTTATCTGTTCTGCTGATGTTGCTTCTGCACTTGCAATGGCTGGCGTTTTAGATCATGCACCTGCACTTCAAGCATCTTTAGTTAGTGACGAAAATGCTTCTACTTTTGCCGGTACAATCGGTGGTGGAAGAATGAAGGTATTCATAGATCCTTACATGAATACAGGAACTGACTTTTATTGCCTTGGTTATAAAGGTACTTCTGCATTTGATGCTGGTATTTTTTATTGCCCATACGTACCGCTACAAATGGTTCGTGCAATTAACGAGAATAGCTTCCAGCCTAAAGTAGGTTTCAAGACTAGATACGGAATGGTTGGAAATCCATTTTCTGCTGGATCTGGTGCTGTTACTTCTGCACTTACTGCGGATTCTAACGTATATTACCGTAAGGCTAAAGTAACTAACATACTTTAAACTTACAAAAAACTTCTTTAAAATCCGAGATTCGTCTCGGATTTTTTAGTTTATACTGACCAATAATCTCTACTAATAAATTCATAAATACAAATAAATACAAATAAATAAACCAGAAGCCATATGTCTACTCCAGCTAATATTAATTACCTATCTGTTAATAGGTTTAAATTGGATATTACGAAAATACCAACTACATCATATTTTGCACAATCTGTGAGCATACCTGCATTATCTATGACAGAAGAACAACAGCCCACAGCATTTAATCCGATTCCCCGTCCAGGTGGTTTACTTGATTATGATTTATTTGATGTTACTTTTGTGGTCGATGAAGATCTTAAATCTTGGATGGAAGTTTACAACTGGATTAAATCTATAGCACCACATAAAGACTTTGGAGACTACGATAGGAATTATGCTTCAGATGCAACATTAACCATAATGAATAACAAGTACATTCCTAAGTATCAGATAACATTCGAAAACCTATTTCCTATGAACATATCTGAATTAGCATTTACTACACAAAGTACAGATGAGGAAACAATAACAGCCACCGCTGCTTTTAGGTACACTAAATATGAAATAAAAAATGTAATATAATGAAGTTAAATGATATTATTGAAGAAGGTAAAATAGATTTAAAAATTGACGAAACCCTATTAGACGAAGAGTCTCTAAAAAGTGTTTCATTGATGCAAAAATGGTCCACAATTTTAAACCAGGAAGAATTATTACTGTTAAAACATAAGCAAGAATTGGCGGTTGAAACTAGATTCAAAATTGAATATTTCCGCGGAAAATTAGGTAAAACAGAGTTGAAAGAAAGAGGGTTATCACAGTTTCTTGACAAGTTGTCAAACAGCGATATTTCCAGGTATCTAGATTCTGATGAAGAGATACAAAAAATAAAAATGAAAAATGATTACCAGATAAAAAAAATAGAATTAATCCGTAATTATATGGATGCAATCAGACAAAGAACATGGTCTATAAAAAATGCGATTGAATACAAAAAATATATCTCAGGTGCTTGAGATAACACAAATTAATGATGTATATATTCAGATTCATGCTGAAAGGTATATCATTAAAGAACTCTGGCAACATTTTTCTTTTTTAGTGCCAGGTTATCAGTTTATGCCAGCCTTCAAGAATAAAATGTGGGACGGTAATATACACCTATTTAATGCTAAAGATAGAACATTGTATGCAGGACTACTTTCTAAAGTTATACAATTTGCGAAGGAAAATGATTATAATATAATGCTGGGTCCTAGTGTAAGAATGCCCAAGAAGATAGACTTAGAGGTTTTAACTGAATTTATAAAAACCCTAAGTTTACCATTTGAAGTTAGAAATTATCAGTTAGATGCAATACATCAAGGCATTCAGATGCAAAGGTCGGTGTTGGTTTCGCCTACAGGTTCTGGTAAGTCATTAATGATTTACATACTTGCGAGATGGTTCGATGTAAAAACATTAATAGTGGTGCCTACTACATCACTGGTTTCTCAGTTACATGGAGATTTTAAAGATTATTCAGTAAATTCTACTGATTGGAATCATGAAGAACATATTCATAAGATATATGAAGGTTCTAAAAAACCAACAGAGAAAAAAATAACTATATCTACCTGGCAAGCAATTTTCAGACAAAAAGAGGAATTTTTTGCTGATTTTGGTATGGTTGTAATAGATGAAGCCCATTTGACGAAAGCTAAGTCTTTGTCTTCTATTTTAGAAAAAATGAAATATTGCCCTATAAGGTTCGGTACAACAGGAACTATTGACGAACGAGGATCTTCAGCGCATCCATTGGTTATAACAGGACTTCTTGGTTCTATATATAAAGTTACCAAAACTAAGACACTCATAAAAGAAGGGTTTCTTGCGGGTTTTAAAGTAGATGTTATTGCTTTAAACTATTCTGATAGCGACAAGAAAGCAAATGTAAGAAAAACCTATCAGGAAGAAATTGACTGGGTTGTTAGAAACCCATACAGAAATATGTTTATTCTTGACCTTGTTACTAGATTAAAAGGCAATACACTTGTAATATATAATTATGTTGAAAAGCACGGAATACCTCTTAACGAATTATTTAAAGAAAAGGCAAAAAATCATAAAACACATTTTATATCAGGATCAGTTGGTGCTGATGATAGAGAAGAAATTAGACGATTGATAGAAAAGTCAGATAATAACATAATCATAGGTTCTTACGGAACTGTATCAACCGGTATCAATTACAAAAATTTGCATAATATAGTGTTCGTAAGTCCCTCCAAGTCAATGATTAGGGTCTTGCAATCTATAGGTAGAGTACTTCGTAAAACTGAAACAAAATTAGAAGCTACGTTGTATGATATTGTGGATGATTTATCTACGGAATCGAGAAAAAATTACCTTTTCGAGCATGGCGTTGAGAGGCTGAAAATATATATTAATGATGGTTTTAACTATTCACATAGATCTATAGATTTTCAAAAAATACAGGAATTATATGAAAAGAAAAGCGAAAAGTAAAGCAAACATTATCCGTCTTATAAGCGGCGAAGAACTTATCAGTACTATAACTTTTTCGGCGGAACCAGCTGATCCCTTTGTCTATCTAAATAATCCTATGGAAATAATTTTAGATGAAGATTTCTTTGACGACATGGCTGATGATGATGATATTGAGGAGATAGAAATAGAAGGCAATAATTACAGAAAAAGGGAATATAGTCCAAAGTTATTCCTAATGCCTTATATGACCCATGGAGATAACGAGTCTGTTGTATTGATGAAAAATTCAATTGTTGCTATGACACTACCCACAAAGAGAGCATCTGACTTATATTCTAGATTACTGGCTATTTACAATGAACAAGAAATAGAAAATGAGATTCTTGTAGATATTGAGAAACTTAAGAATAACGGAAAATTGGATAAGAACAAAAACAAGGTGTTGGATAAGTGGATGAACGATCTAGGTATCTAACCAAACTGCATTGATGGTCATTATCATCCAGGTTCATTTCCTATCCTAATATTCATTTATATCATTGAGTACATTTCCTATCCTAATATTCATTTATATCATTGAGTACATTAGTTATATAAGTGTTCAAAAGAATTGTTCGTTTCACTCACAATATAAAAACTTTTTTTATGTTCCGCAAATTTTTTATGGTAAAAGGTTGTAAAAATAATGTAAAAGGTTGTAAAACTAATGGTTCCCTTGAATACTGTTAGTTCTTGATGGTTTATACCTACTAAAATATATCAATAGAAAGTTGACTTTGCCTATATTTTTTATTATATTATGTAATAACTAATTAAACTCATGGCAAAAAACAAAAAAAACCACTACGTCAATAACAAGAAATTTCTTGAAGTTTTGACTGAATATCATATCGGATACTTTAAACAAATAAATGATGGTATCAAGAAACCAACTATAAGAATACCTGAGTATGTAGGTGAGTGCGTCTTGAGTATTGCTACAAATTTAGCAAAAAAACCTAATTTCTCTGGATATGATTTTAAAGAAGAAATGATTTATGATGGTATAGAAAATTGCTTGGTTTATGTGCATAAATTTGATCCCGAAAAATCAAGCAATCCTTTCGCATACTTTACACAGATTATCTATTTTGCATTCCTAAGGAGAATAGAAAAGGAAAAGAAAAAATTATACATTCAGATAAAAATGCAGGAAAAACTTTCAATAGAACTTTCCAATAATCCTGAATATGAAAAAATGCGTGGAGAATCTGAAGGTGAAGGAACTTTTCTTACAGGTATGAATGATTTTGTAGAAAAATTTGAAGAACGTAACTTTACATCAAAGAAAAAAAATATAAAACCTAACAATCCATTGGCAATTTATATACATGAAAATAGCGATAGTAACTGATACTCATTTCGGTGTCCGAGGCGACACAAATTTTATGCTTGACTATCAAGCTTCCTTTTTCGAAAATACTTTTTTTCCTATAATAAAACAGGAAAAAATAAAAACTATATTTCATTTAGGCGATTTAGTTGATAGACGAAAGTTCGTTAATTTCCACACATCTAACAGAATGAAACGAATATTCGTTAATCCTATTTTAGAAAACAATATAAAAGTACACATAATTCCAGGAAACCATGATGTTTATTATAAGAATACGAATGAGATTAATGCCCTCACTGAATTACTTCCACAATCTGATTTAATTGATATAATACACGAGCCCAAAGTACTTAACTATGGTTCAAGTAGTTTCATTTTTATTCCTTGGGTAAACGATAATAATAGAGAACAAATAAAAACCTTTTTAAAAAAACAAGATGTTCTCAGTGTAGTTTGCGGTCATCTAGAGTTTGAAGGCTTTGAGATGTATAAAGGTGCTGTATGTTCCCATGGCGAAGACGAGAAAATTTTTAGTAAATTCAATGAAGTCTGGTCTGGACATTTCCATCATAAATCACAACAAAGGAACATTAAATATCTTGGTGCACCTTACGAAATGACTTGGAGTGACTATGATGATCCCAGAGGTTTTCATGTCTATGATACAGAAAAGGAAACATTAGAGTTTTTTAGGAATGAGGAACGATTATTCATAAAAGTTTGGTATGATGACACAGATAAGGAATTGATTGATTTACTTGATTTTAATGCTGATAAGTATAAAAACAAGTATATAAAAATAATTCTTCAAGAAAAAAATAACGCATACTACTTTGATAAATTTATAGAAAAAATTGAAGCCGCGAATCCTATAAAAATACAAGTAGTCGAAGATCACAAAAATATAAATCTAGTATCAGACGAAGATCTTATAGATGAAGGAGATGATACCTTAACTATGCTTAATACACACCTAGATACTATAAAGGTAGACAAAGCAGAAGAATTGAAAGATATTTTTAAAGAACTTTATTTTGAATCCTTAAACTATAATGCCGAGTGATAACATTCAGAGAAATACGTTATAAAAATTTCTTATCTACAGGAAATAATTTTACAACGATTAGATTAGATAAGTTTAATACGAATCTGATAGTAGGTAGCAATGGTTCAGGTAAATCTACGATAACAGATGCTATATCTTTTGCACTATTCAATAAGCCGTATAGAGATATAAGAAAACCTCAGTTAATCAATTCAATAAATGAAAAAGATTGCTTGGCAGAAATAGATTTTACTATAAATTCTCACTCATATACGGTAAAAAGAGGTATAAAGCCCTCAATTTTTGAAGTTTATAAGGATGATACATTATTAAATCAAAACGGTGACAGCCGGGATTATCAAGAAATACTTGAAAAGCAAATTTTAAATTTTAACTATAAATCATTTAAGCAAATTCTTGTTCTTGGTAGTGCATCATTTATTCCATTCATGCAATTAAAAGCCAATGAGCGTAGAGAAATAATAGAAGAGTTATTGGATTTAAAGGTTTTTAGTGTAATGAACATACTTCTAAAATCAAGACTTACTGACGCCAAATCAACTTATAAGGATATGAATCAGACTATGTTGATTCTGACGAACAAAGCAGAAGGAATAAAGAGACTGATTGCAAAAATAAACCAAACAAATGAAGGTCAGATAACCGAATTGATGGCCGAAATTGACCAAATTAAAGTAAAAGGATTACACACCAAAGCAAAAATAGATGTACTCAATGATGAGATTTTATCATTTCAGCATTTTAATTCTGAATTTGACGATGAGAATTTAATAAAAAGAAAAGTAGAAAAGAATATAAATTCACTAGAAACCAATAGAAAAGAATTACAAAAAACCATAAAATTTTTCGAGACCGAAGAACATTGTCCAACTTGTGAGCAACATATAAACACCGAACACAAAGAAGGTATTATATTAACCGCAAGGGAAAAGGATTCTAATTTACTAGACACAATAAAACTCAAGACAAAAGAAGTAGCTAAACACAATGAGAAACTTTCTGATATAAAAGTACAGCTAAAAATAATGACTGATTTCGCATCAAATGTACAGTCACTTATGGGTGAATTAAAAACCTCTGCTTCTTATATCAAAAAATTGATGGTAAAATTAAAAAACCTTCAAAATACAGATACAGACACAATAGACGAACGTGGCGAGTTGGCTGCTATAATTGCGGACTTAGAAATAAAGGAAAAGGAATTGATTGAACTAAAAGAAAAAAGTCAATTATTTTTAGTAGCAGCTGATATTCTTAAAGATGGTGGTATAAAGACTAAAATTATCCAGAAATATGTTCCCATGTTGAACACATTAGTAAACAAATACCTATCCAATATGGACTTTTTTGTTGAATTTGAGCTAGATGAAAATTTTAATGAGACCATAAGATCTCGTTATAGGGATAAGTTTTCATACGCTTCATTTTCTGAAGGGGAAAAAATGAGAATTGATTTATCCTTACTTTTAACTTGGAGAACTGTTGCTAGACTAAAAAATTCGGTAAAAACAAATTTACTTCTTCTAGACGAGGTATTCGATTCATCTTTAGATGATGCTGGAGTGGAAGATGTAATGAAATTACTAAACTCACTAGAAGGCAATATTTTCTTAATATCACATAAAGGAGACCTACTTACCGATAAGTTTGAAAATACGATAAAATTTGAAAAAAAGGGAAACTACTCTGTAGTATGTGACTAAAAATAGTTCAGCAAATATTTGCACTCTCGGTAAAAAATGATTATATTATTATTCTACATAAACAATAAAAAAACGTAATTACTATGGAAGACTTGACACTTGATGATAATTTAATTTCCGAAGGCAATGAGGAATTACTAATAAGAATAGAAACTGATCCTAATTTGTTGATACCCGTTCCTAGATTAGAAAATCACACAGAATTGGAATTAGAAGGTCTTATATCTTCTATGATACGGACGTGTAAAATATACAATACATTAGGCGCTGCAGCAAATCAATTTGAGGGTACAGATTCGGATAAATCAGTTCTGGTCTATTTAGACCAAAAAACAAACCAATTTACTCACATGATTAATCCTGAAATAGTTGCTGTTAGTGAAAAACTTCAGTACCAAAAGGAATCATCTTTGAATCATCCTTACCTACAATTATCGGTATATCGCCCACAAACGATAACAGTAAAATACCAAACCAAAGAAGATACCACTACACACACAGAAGTATTCTATGAAAAAAACGCTATTATTCTTTCTCAGCTAATCCAAACACTCGATGGATTATTTTTCGGTTCTAACGTTTCAGCATCGGAATTACGTAGAGGAAAAAATAAAAGACGAATGAATGAAAAAAGGTATAAAAAAAGAATGGAAGATTTTATAAATGAAATGCGAACCGATGTAAAACTAAACCTAGCATGAAACTAGAAGTAAAAGTTTCCGAACTTAGAAAACAAAAACTAATGATAGCAACACCTATGTATGGTGGTAATGCTAATGGTCTTTACGTTAAATCTATCATTGAACTTACGCAACTTTGCGATGCTCACGGAATAAAGATTACATATAATTTCCTGTTTAATGAATCTTTAGTAACTCGTGCCAGAAATTACTTAGTGGATTCTTTTTTGGTCAGCGATGCTACTCATCTAATATTCATAGATGCTGATATACAATTTGATGCTAAAGATGTTCTCGCTCTTGTTGCGTTAGATAAGGATATAATTGGCGGTACCTATCCTAAAAAACAAATTGCATGGGATAAAGTATATACAGCTGCTAAGCAATTAGATTTGGAGAACCCAAATTTATTGTGTAATTTTAGTGGTGACCTTGTTTTTAATACCATAGAAGATAAATCGTTTGATGTCACAGAACCGACAGAGGTTTCTGAATTAGGTACTGGTTTTTTATGTATTCGTAGAAATGTATTTGAAGAATATTCTAAGAAATATCCAGAACTTAAGTACAAACCTGACCATCCTCGAACAAAAAACTGGAATGGTTCTAAGGAAATTACAGCATTTTTTGATACAATTATAGATCCAGAATCCCGAAGGTACCTTTCGGAGGACTATATGTTTTGTCAATATGCTAGAAAAATTGGATTTAAAGTATACCTGGCACCATGGATTAAACTAAACCACGTTGGTACTTATGTATTTGAATCTGATATAAGGTCTTTATCACAATTAAAAAACACTAGTCTTACTGGAATTCAGCAAGACTATGAACCACAAATGAAAAATAACTAAGCTTAATTATGTATATCTCAAAAAGAACAATCGAAGTACTAAAGAATTTTTCCACTATAAATCCTTCATTAGTGGTAAAAAATGGAAACGTACTATCAACAGTAACCCCAGCAAAAAACATTCTATCTTCTGTTGAAGTAGAAGAGGAATTTGATAACGAATTTGGTATCTATGATTTGTCTAAATTTCTTGGGGTTTTATCCTTAACCGAAGACTCGAATATAGATTTCAGTGAAACATATATGACTATTAAAGGTGGTAAAAATTCCATCAAGTATACTTATGCGGAACCGTCACAGATTATTCAACCACCTTCATCTCAAATAAAACTGCCCAGTATCGAAGCATCATTCAAATTGCTAAATACTGATCTAGAAAAGGTTCTTAGGGCTGCATCTATCATGCAATTACCTAATTTAGCATTTGAGGGCGATGGTACTAAAATTACATTGAAGGCCTTTTCCGAAAAAGATCCAACATCAAATGTTTCTGAGGTTGAACTGGCACCTACGGATAAAGTATTCAGTGCTATTTTTAAGGTTGACTCTTTTAAATTTTTAGTGTATGACTACGATGTGGAACTGTCCGCTTCAAAAATCTCTAAATTTTCCGCAGATTCTGGTAAGGTATTGTATTGGGTTGCTCTGGAAAGCACTTCAACATTCGGCTAAAAAAAATATAGGGTGCCTTGAGGTGCCCTTATTCTATATTAATCTCAGTAAAAAATAATATTATGTTACACAAACCAGACGAATTTCTTTGGGTACAAAAGTACAGGCCACAAATTATTGAAGATGTTATCTTACCACAAGATATAAAAAAAACATTGAAAAAATTTGTAGAAAAGGGTAATTTACCACATTTTATATTCTCAGGAAATGCGGGTGTAGGTAAAACGACAATAGCATTAGCACTCGTAAAGGAACTAGGGGCTGATTCCATTATATTAAACGGTTCATTATCGGCAAATATTGACACACTACGAACCCAAATTAGGGATTTTGCTTCCTCTGTTTCTCTTGCTGGTGGTCGAAAATATGTAATTTTAGATGAGGCTGACGGGTTAAGTCCAAACCACGTACAACCTGCTCTCAGAAATTTTATGGAGGAATATTCCAATAATTGCGGATTTATTCTTACGTGCAATTTTAAAAATAAAATTATAAAGCCACTAAGATCAAGGTGTACAACTGTTGATTTTCAGATAGAAAAGGCCGAAAAGCCAAAATTGGCAGGTCAATTCTTCAAAAGAGTCACGGAAATACTAGATGCTGAAGGTATTGACTATGATAAAAAAGTAGTTGCCCAGGTTGTTCAACAAAACTTTCCTGATTTTCGAAAGACATTAAATGAAATTCAGCAATATTCAGTTGACGGTAAAATTGACAGTGGCATTCTTACAAGAATGGGCGACAAAACATTTGATGAACTAGTGGTATATTTACGCAAAAGAGATTTCCCTGGCATAAGAAAATGGGTGGCACTAAATTCAGATAATGATTCAACACTTATATTCAGAAAGGTGTTCGATTATGCTGAAAATTTTATAGTCCAAGAAAGTGTACCTAATGCTATTCTGGTAATTGCAAAATATCAGTACCAAGAAGCATTTTCTGTTGATACTGAAATAAATCTAATTGCGTTTTTTGTGGAGCTTATGTATGAGTGCCAAATCAAAGAATAAGAAAATCGAGAAGAACCTTGATATTTTTGGTACCGAAATAGTAGAAATAGTAGAGGAAGTATTCGAAAAGGAAAAAAAGAGTTCCCCGTTTGAATTTATAAATTCTATAAATTTTACTAAGGACAATTTGATGGAAAATTCATTGAATGATGAGATGGTAGAAAAAACCTATGCTCCTTATATAACAAACCGAACTCTTTCTTATTTTCCTGATACTATCGAACAGGCAAACTTAATGAATATGAACAGTCATATAGATAGCAAACTTCAATACATATACCTATTAAGTACCATAAGAAAAAGGAAAAGGTTTTCCAAATGGATTAAACCTGAAAATGATAACCATTTAGCAAACGTAATGTTCTATTACAAAGTAAATAGAAAAAAGGCACTTGATTTTTTGAAAATCCTGGACACTGAACAACTAAAAAGAATTGAAGAGTTAATAACCAATGGAACCAAAAATTGATATTTTTAACGGGCACGGGATAGAAGTTCAATTAAAGGAAAGGGGAGACTTTTTGAAAGTAAAAGAAACCCTTACACGAATGGGCGTGGCTTCAAAAACAAGTAGAAAATTGTTTCAATCTTGCCATATTTTACATAAAAGAGGAAAATATTCCATACTACATTTTAAGGAACTTTTTGCTCTTGATGGTAAAAACTCTGATATAGATAGTTCTTCTATAAATCGAAGAAATACTATAGCTAGATTACTCGAGGATTGGGGTTTATTGACCATACTTTGTATTGAGCCTAGAAATGAATGCCCAATATCTCAGGTAAAAATTATACCATTTTCACACAAAAAAGATTGGGAATGTATTCCAAAATACTCGATAGGTAATACAATCAAACATACAAAAATTTAATAGTTTACTGAGGACTAAAAGGCATCGGATTGATTTTCGGTGTCTTTTTTTTAAATATGAAACTACCAACATATAAAATAAAAAAACGACAATTGAGCAATCCCATAAAAATATCCAAATACGCAACATTCAAGGATCTAATTAAATCAGCAACCGCTGAAAGACTTGGAATTGATAATTCGCCGACAGATGAGCATTTGCTTAATAGTCAAATATTAGCATCTGAAATTTATGATAAAATAGTAGAAAAATTTAAAGTAAAAGTTTATATTTCTTCATTTTATAGAAGTCGTTCATTAAACGAAAAAATAGGTGGTAGTAAAACAAGTCAACATAGTTTAGGTATGGCCATGGATTTAGATGCTGATATGAATCCTGAACTTACAAATAAGGATTTATTTTACTTCATAAAAGATAATTTAGAATTTGATCAGTTAATATGGGAATTTGGTACAACAGAAGATCCTTCCTGGGTCCATGTATCATACAATAAAAACAAAAACCGCAACCAACTATTAAGAGTTGCTAATATAAACAACGAAATAAAATACACAACATGGTAAAACTATTCAGAACTCACATAGGCGAAGAAATTATAGGTAAAGTAATATCTTCTATAGAAAATAAATCTCCGGCTGTAATAAATATAAAAAATCCTTGCATTTTGGTTAATGTACCTGTAGCTAATTCACAACCAAAACTTTCTATGCAACCTATACTGACATATTTAGACAATGATGTAGTAGAATTTAAAGCAGATTCTTTCATGGCTGAAGGGATTCCTGTTGTCGAGATAAGGAATCAGTGGGAATCAGTTTTTGGTTCCGGGATTATAACCAAGGAATCTGAAATTATAACCAAGCAGCCAGGATTACATAAATTATAAATTTATCTAAGCCCGTTTTGATTTACGGGCTTTTTTTGTTATATTATGATTCATTAACCAAATTAAAACTATGCTAGATTTCTATACAAACGTAAGACAACATGGGAACAAACTTTTAGTCTCAGGTTGGAAAAAAGGAAAAAGGTTCCGTGAAAAAATTAACTATAAACCTTCACTTTATATACCAACTACCACAGATACCGTATGGAGAACATTAGACCAAAAGCCGGTAGCACCTGTAAAATTTGATAGTATAAACGAGTTAAAAAGTTTTACCGACCAATATAAGGGCGTTAGCAATTTTGATATTTTTGGCGATATTTCGCCAACTTATATGTTTATATCAGAATTCGGTAACGGAAATAACTACGAATCGAAAAAAATAAGAATCGCAAATATAGATATAGAGGTAGGTTCTGAAAATGGTTTTCCTGATCCTAAATTAGCTAACGAAGAATTTACCGCAATTACTATTTACTTTAATGGTAAATACCATGTCTGGGGCATCGGTGACTATACACCGCACATAGACAATGTAATTTATTACTATTGTAGCAGTGAAGAAATACTGATACACAAGTTTCTTAATTGGTGGGAAGATGCTGATATTGATATAGTAACAGGTTGGAACGTTGAATTTTTTGATATTCCATATATCTATAATCGCATCGAAAAAATTCTAGGCGAAAAAGACGCAAAAAGGTTATCTCCATTCAAGGTTGCGTATAAAAAAATAGTAAATTCAACGGGAATTTATAATAAAGAACAAACGAAAATAGACATCTATGGGATTTCTGTTCTTGATTACATGGAGTTATACAAAAAACTAACATTTACCACACCTGAATCTTATAAATTAGAAGATGTTGCTGAATATGAATTAGGCGAAAGGAAAATAGATTACTCAGAGTATCAAAATCTACATCAACTGTATAAGTCGGACTATCAAAAATACATAGAATATAATATAAAAGATGTTGAATTGGTTAAAAAATTAGATGATAAAAATCAGTTATTATCTCTAGTTCAAACCATGGCTTATGAATTTAATGTCAATTATGAGGACACATCTTCTCAGATTAGAATGTGGGATTCATATCTCTACGACCACTTAAAATCACTTAATATTGTTATTCCGAAGAAAAAATCTAGACCAAAGGAATCTTTTCCTGGCGGTTATGTAATGGATCCTATTGTTGGCGGTTATGACTGGATTATGAGTTTTGACTTAAATTCTCTATATCCTCACATAATGATGGGTACTAATATTAGCCCAGAAACATTAAGGACCGATATTGAACCTGTGGATCATATTATAAATGTAAACACACTAGACGATATAATAGAAAATGGATTACCTGATTCAGTAAAACAAACATTGGGTATGTATGATGTGTCTTTAGCCGCTAATGGTTATTTTTACGACAAAAGTAAACAAGGATTTATCCCTAAATTGCTAGAAAAACTTTACACAGAACGCAAGGAATATAAAAGGTTAATGATTGAGGCCGAGGTAGCACTGGAAATTGAAACCGATCCTTTAAAAATAAATATTCTTAAATCAAATGTATCTAAGTACAGCAATTATCAATTAGTCAAAAAAGTTGGTCTAAATTCTATATATGGGGCAAGCGGTAATAGGTTCTTTAGATATTATGATATAAGAAACGCCTCAGCAGTCACATCTCAAGGTCAAATGGCTATAAAATGGATAGGTAAAAAACTTAACTCATATTTAAAAAAATACCTGCAAACCGAAAAAGATGTGCTAATTTATTCCGATACCGATTCTGTTTATTTTTCGTTTGAATCATTAGTAGAAAAATACAAAAAAACGAAACCTAATGCTACTAGAGATGATATAGTAAATATGTTGGATTCTTATGCTCGTAAAGTAATAGAACCAATCATAGAAGAAAAATATCAAGAACTAGCCGAAACGTTTAATCATTTTCAACAAAAAATGGTCATGAAGAGAGAAATAATTTCAAACAGAGCTATATGGACCGGAAAGAAAAGGTATATAATGAACGTTTTAGACAGTGAAGGCGTCCGATATAAAACACCTAAACTTAAGGTTATTGGCATGGAAATGGTGAGATCTTCGACACCTAAGAATGTTCGAGTTAAATTAAAAACCGCAACTAATATAATACTGTCAGGTACCGAAGCCGACCTACAAAAATTTATAAGAGATTATAAAAAAGAGTTTAAGCAATTACCGGTCAGCGAAATAGCATTTCCCAGAGGAATTAATGGCCTAAATAAATTTATAAACTCAAACGGTGGTTTTATAAAAGGAACACCAGTACAAGTAAGGGCTGCCGGTACGTGGAACAAAATGCTCAAAGATATGAGTTTAGATAAAACATACGAAACTATAAAGGAAGGTGAGAAGGCAAAATTTATTTACCTGAAACTACCTAATCCAGTACTGCAAAATGTAATTGCTTTTGTCGGTGATATGCCAGACGAAAGTAAAGTAAAAGACTACATTGATTATGAAACACAGTTCGAAAAATCAGTAGTAATTCCTATAGCCACTATATTAAATGCTATAGGATGGCAAACCGAACCAATAGCATCACTAGAATCATTCTTTCAATAAAATAAAATTTATGTCACTTATTAGCAAATTTAACAAAATAGGGTCAATTAACTCTAGCATATTAACCACATCTTCTTTATTCGCCGATAAAGAAATAGTTACTACGGATGTTCCTATGCTAAACGTTGCTTTTTCCGGGTCGATGGATGGAGGTTTTAAGTCTGGTTTAACTATGTTTGCAGGACCTTCTCGACATTTTAAGACTTTGTTTGGTCTTATTTCGATGAAAGCATATTTAAAAAAATATCCGAATTCTATTGCATTGTTTTATGATTCTGAATTTGGTACACCTAAGGCCTATTTTACTTCTCTGGGTATTAATACAGACCGTGTTATTCATATTCCTATAACAGATATAGAGATTCTTACCCACGATATAACAAAAAAAATAAATGAAATAGAATTAGAGGATAAAATATTCATCTTTATTGATTCTATTGGCAATCTAGCATCAAAAAAAGAAGCACAAGATGCTTTGGATGGTAAATCTGTTGCTGATATGACAAGAGCAAAACAACTTAAATCCTTGTTTAGAATTGTAACACCGCACCTTACCATAAAAGATATTCCTATGTTTGTCGTGAATCACTCATATAAGACTATGGAAATGT